CACTGCAGGGTAGCCGATATGCTCACCGTTGCTACACCATACAGAACCGTTTTGCACTGCTCGACAGTCAGTATGTCTGCGGCACCTACCGCAAGGACAGCTTCGGCTGCTACTTCGGCTACAAGTTCGGATCAGACAACCGAAAGATCAAGATAACCGCATCAGAGAGGTATTATTTCGGTTATGGCTATACCTCCGGCACTCCACATCAGAGTGCAGTGCTCGCAGCCGACAAGGGCTCACAGGTGCAGCTGGTCCTCGACACTGACCTCATCGTCAATGACCCTCAGTATATCTATGGTGCATCCCGCATCTTGGGCCTCGACCTCACTGATGTCAGTCACGCTATCCTGCAGACGCTCAACCTGAGCAACCTCACGGCGCTCCGCACGCTCGACATCAGCTGCGCAGGCACGCAATCCACGCTGGGTAACCTCATCGTGGACGGATGCAAGAACCTCCGCTCCCTCAACATGGGCGGTCTTCAGAGCGCACTGCTCACGGGCATGGACCTCACGAACAACACCAAGCTGGAGACGTTCCTCGCTTCCGACACCGCCCTCACAGGTGTCACCTTCGCCAAGGGCTCTCCGCTCACCAAGGCGGTCTTGCCTGCTACCTTGCAGACCCTCGACCTGCGCTACCTGTCCAAGCTTCAGATGGGTGGCTTGACCTTGGAGGGCACCGACAACATCACCCGACTGGTGGTTGACAACTGCCCTGGCATCGACTGGACGCAGCTCATGGCGAAGTGCCCTAACGTCAAGTACATCCGCATCACGGGCATCGACGAGGAGGGCGACGGCTCGCTCCTCCGTCAGTACATGGAGATGGGCGGTGTCGATGAGAGCGGCGGCAATGTCGAGACCTGCCGACTGGTTGGCTCATACCAGCTCACCCAGTACATCGATGACGTGGAGTTCCAGAGATACCAGCAGCACTACCCTGAGCTCAACATCATGCAGCCTCCATACACGGTGGTCGAGTTCGACGACAGCGTGGCGGACGATGCCAACGTCAGCAACCTTGACAACGAGACGGGCTACAAGTATGGCAATGCCTACCAGCCTTCGGGTCACATCAAGACCTACCTCAGCCAACGCCACCGTGTGTTGGCCAAGGTCACCAAGAAGGCGACGCAGCGTAACGTCAGCATGGCGGGCGTGGACACCGTGATGAACAACCTCGACGGCGAGATGACCTACTATCCGCTCCACGATGACAACTCCAACTACTACGCCGATGCCAAGGAGGTGCGTGACTGCTCAGCTGCCAAGCTCGACAGCACCGAGGGCGACATCATGATGCTGGAGCCGCACCACTGGTTCAAGGGCATCAACGACTATCTGAACAGGAAGCACTATATTTGCTTCTCCACCAACAAGACTGTTCCGTCCATCTCCGCCGACACCGTGCAGATGACCATCGACGAGATCAAGCTGTCCAAGGGAGGATGGCGAGAGGGCTACAAGCTCACCGCCAACAAGCCGACACTCAGCGAGTCATACGTGGCAGATACCAACTACGCAGTCATCAAGGTCGATGTAGAGGGATATAGCCGTGTCCGCTTCCCTGCTGTCCCTGGCACCAACATGATTTGCTCGCTCTTCCTCGCAGAGGACGGCAGTGTCATCAGCAATGTGCTCGTGCCGACCATCAACCTCACCTTCGAGCGTGGCCAGTATATCATATCAGACATACCAGACGGTGCCAAGACCCTTTGTGCTACCGTGTGGAAGAACACGCCTGGTGAGAAGGTGGTGCTGAGCAACTCCGATAAGATTGAGGATATGGAGCCTGACTGGGTGGAGATTGACGAATACCTCTGCGGTGTCGTGGGCAGTACCGTCGTGGGCGACAAACTCAGAGCTTGTGTCTCTGGTGGTTCTACCACAGCCAACATGGCATGGTCAGATTTTCACTACTACTCCGTGCAGAGAGCTATGCAGCAGATTGACTTTGGCATGCACAGCGACATCGCCAACCTCTTCTACATGAAGTATGGCCGTCGCAACTCGCAGGAGCAATGTGGTGCTGGCTCGCACACCAACAACCGCACCACTGGCGGCACAATGGCGCACGGCATCGCAGACACCATCGGCTACGATGCGGCAAAGGCTGTCAACGCCTCCGTCACCAACAGCATCGTCGATAACGGCGTGCATCAATATGCTTGGTACTTGGAGGGCGACGAAGAGAGCGGTGCGACCACCGTCAAGCAGGTCAATAACATTTGCTGCTGTGGCTACGAGGACATCTACGGTCACAAATACGACATGGTGGACAACTGCGATATGCCGAATGACAGCGCACACTCCAACATGCTGCGCATCTTCATGCCTGACGGCAACACCAGGTACATCAAGGTGTCAAGCTACAACGAAATCTGGATTACCAATGTCTATCATGGGCAATATGGCGATGTCATCGCCGTCGGCAGCGTATCAGGCTCGCCAAGCACCTACTATGGTGATAAATATTGGGTGAGCGGCTCAGCCAACCGTGTGCTCTTTCGGGGCTACAACAATGCGTACTCGCTTGGCGGCATCTCGTGCACGAATGCGGGTTACGACGCATCGAGCGCGTACACGGGTGTCGGGTCGCGCTTGGACTACTTATCAATCGGTTCTACGGCACAGCCGACGTGTCGGCAATCGCAGTGACCGAGGGAGATGCGCCACGCTCATAGAGTGAAAAATCAATGTGGTGGGTAGAGTTTGGTAGGTCCTTCATGGATTCGAAGAAGTCAGACCCCATAAAGGAAGGCTATGCGCAGAGAAGGCAATATCATACAGGAAATCATCGACCATGGCAACATGTCCGATTCCTTCGACCAGGTTCTTCGTGGCACCGTTCGCAAGAAGTGCCGTGAGGGGCAAGAGTTGTTGGCGCACCGTGAGGAGGTCATCGCCAACCTGCAGCGTGAGATAGCCGACGGCACGTTTACCGTGTCCGAATATCGTGAGCGTGACATCTATGAGTATGGCAAGCATCGCAGACTCCAGATTGTCAAGATGGAGAGGCGCATCGGCTGCCACGCCATCATGCGTGTGGTTGACCGACACCTGCACCGTAGGTTCATCAGAACCACAGGCGCAAGCATCAAGGGGCGTGGCACGCACGACATGATGCAGCAGGTGAGCGCAGTTCTCCGTGATAATCCACATCTCAAGTATGCCTACCAGTTCGACATCAGACACTTCTACGAGAATGTTGACCACCAACTTGCCAAGGATGCCTATGCCCATGTCTTCAAGGACAAAGTCTTGCTTCAGATACTGGGCAGTCTCATCGACCTCTTGGAGCAGGGCATCAGCTTCGGGCTTCGCACCTCGCAAGCCACAGGCAACCTTATCCTCTCCATTCACCTCGACCACCCTCTCAAAGACGAGATGGCCGTCAAGCATTACTTCAGATATTGTGACGACGGTCTGGTACTCGCAGAGACCAAGGCTGAGCTGTGGGTGATTCGTGATGCCATCCATGAGATGCTGGAGGCTATCGGCTTCGAGGTCAAGCCCAACGAGCGGGTCTTCCCTGTCACCGAGGGCATAGACTTCGTGGGATACAAGATATACCCCGACCATGTGCAGCTTCGCAAGCGCATCAAGAAGAAGTTCGCTGCCAAAATCAAGAAAATAAAATCGCGCAAACGTCGCCATGAGCTCATCGCCTCGTTCTGGGGCATGACCAAACACGCCGACTGCGCCAATCTTAACAATAAACTGATAGGAGAAAAAACTATGAGATCATTCAAAGACCTGAAGGTCACCTATAAGCCTGCCAACGGACAGAAGTATTTCCCTGGCGACACCATCTCCATCCGTGATTTGGTCAACCTCCAAATCATTGTCCATGATTTCCAGCTCGGTGTCAAAACACGAGAAGGAGAAGATCGCTGTGTCGTTTCTATAGAAATGGGGGGGCAAATGAAAAAATTCATAACAAATTCAGAGGAAATGAAAAATGTGCTTAGCCAAATTAGCGAGATGGAGGATGGTTTCCCCTTCGAGACAACCATCAAGGCCATGGCTTTTGGAAACGGTAAAACTAAATATGTTTTCACATAATGGATAGAATAAATGGTAGTTCTGACGTACAACTCTTCGAGTGTACAAATCCTGTCAGAAATTATTGGCGCATCAGGTTCGATGTGCAAAAGAATGAGGATGGCTCGGCTGACTATATGGAGCATCAGTTCCAGCACAAGCCTTCTTTGGCTGAAATCAAGTCTGTCATCAACAATTTCTATAATGAACAGACTGATGCTAATATTCTCTCTGGTCTTCAATATGAAGGGCAAATGGTATGGCTCTCCGCAGAGAACCAAGCAAACTACAAGGCTGCATACGACCTCGCAGTACAAACACAAGGCGAAAGTTTGCCTTACAAGGTGAAGCTCGGCTCTGAGGATGCACCTGTATATAAGGAGTTTAACAGTCTTCAAGACTTCAAGGCTTTTTACCTCGCCATCCAAAAGCACATCCAAGAAACCATCTCTGAGGGATGGAAAAAGAAAGACTCCATAGACTGGAGTCAATATCAAGCCTAACCAGTTAGGCTTAGTTTTCGCATATATACGGCAAGTCAAGCGTACCTGTTCCAGCTTGGCTTGCCGTATTTTTATTTTCAACCTCCAATATGTACTTTTGTACCAGATAAACAAAAGTACATATCATCATGCAAAAAAATACAAAGGAATGGATACAATACGGCTCGGCAGTGGTCGTGTTGATTTTCGCAATAGTGCTGGTCTATATCAGCTATTTCACATCGAAAACACAAGACGTGACTGACAACGTGCTCTGGTACTTCGCACAGTCGCTCATGTACGCCGGCTCTATCTTCGGTGTCGCCATCGCCATCGATGCCAAGTTTGAGAACATTAAAAACAAATTTCTAAATCACAATAGAGATGAGAAAGATTAAACGCATTTTTGTGCATTGCACAGCTGGCTCGCAACGTCAGAGCATCGAGGATCTTAAGGCAGAGTTCCGCCTGAAGGGTTGGAAATATCCTGGTTATCATTACGTGGTGGACATCAATGGTGGCATCCATCAGCTTCTCGCCATCGAACTGGTCAGCAACGGCGTGCAGGGCTACAACTCCTCTGCCATCAACGTCGCCTACATGGGTGGCATCGACAGCCACGGCAAGCCTACCGATAACCGCACGCCCGAACAGAAGGATGCTCTCGTTTTGCTGCTTCATAGACTGAAGCAACAATTCCCGGATGCACAGATCATGGGGCACCGTGACATTTGGGGCACAGACAGCAAGAAGTGGAAAAAATGGTGTCCATGCTTCAACGCTATCGATGAATATAAAGACTTATGATCATGAAGAATATTAAAATCACCATCATCAAGGTTCTCTCCGTGCTTTTTGTCATCACCTTGGTTGCCCTTCTGGCAAGTATTGCCGAGAACCGCCAGCTGCAGGGCGATCTCGACCGGCAAACCTCAAATGTGAGTGCGCTCACCTACGATATCAAGTACGACAAACTGGATGATTCTCTGCCTGTAGCGCAAAACACCGCACTACAAGCTAAGGTCTCAGAGCTGGAGCAGCTACACCTCACCGACACCAAGCTCATTAAGGACTTGAAGGTTAAACTAAAGGATGTGCAAGCACAACACACCCTGTCTGCCGAGACTGCCGACACGGTCATCATCGCCCCGGTTCCTGGTACCGCCGATTCTGTTTTCGCATACAACGACAAATGGCTCTCGCTCCACATCGATATCACCAAGCGGGAGTGCCAGTATGTAGCCTACGACAGCCTCACCACCATCGTGAGTCGCACTTACAAGCACCGCTTCCTCTGGTGGCGGTGGGGCACCAAGGGCTACGAGGTGCGCATCGTGAGTTTCAACCCTCACGCTCGCATCAAATATTCCAGATACATAGAGGTCGAAAAATGAAAGATTTAACATAAAAAACTTGCTTATTTCAAAAATTATTATTAAATTTGCAACAAAGATAATAATAAAGATTGGAATTATGTTTGAGATTTTGATTATATCGGCGATATTGGCTTATGCTACACTCGGCATTGGTCATGCTCTGAGCAAGATGGGAAGTCATTCTTGCTCTGTGTCAAATTCTACGTATTCTCCAAATGGTGAAGATTATAACGAGAAAATTCATCTGTTATCTCATAATAATTCAGCAAGTGAGATAACTCGAAAAGATGGTCTTTTCTACATTACTATAGAAAACTCTATTACAGGGGACAAACAAACACTAAGTCACAGAAATAAGAAGTATCTTTGCTGGGATGCTGAAGATGTGGCAACAAAATTCGCACTGAGAGAAAGAGACGAATTTCATAAAGAAGATTTAAATACGAGGTCGTAAGGAAACGGTCTCGTATTTTTATTATATCCCTATCCTTACTAACTTTGCCATAAATATAAAAATTCTATTATGGCAACAAGTACAGATACTCATATTAGCAGAGTTATCCTTGACACCAAGGATGCAAAAAACAGACTCAATGAGTTAGAAAATAAATTAAAAGAAGTCCAAAAAGCAAAAGAGGAAGCCTATGCAAAAGGGGAATCGGTTGCAGCTTTTGAGAGACAAATCAAAAGACTGAAAGCAGAAACGGATGCTTACAGGACAACTCAACAGAAAGTCAATGATACGCTCAAAAATCTTTCTTCAGCTTCATACAAAGATTTACAGCAGATAGCCAAAGCTCTCAACAAAGAGTTGAAGAGTGGTGCCATCGAGCGTAATTCAAAAGAGTGGAAGAAATTGCAAAAGCAATTAAAAGATGTTAGGGCGGAGATGCAGCACATCAATAACGAGGGTAAGGCTTCTAAAAGTCTTTGGTCTCGCTTCGTCGATGCGCTCAACACCAACTGGGGTGCAGTTTCTCAGATTATTGCAGCATATGCAGGCCTCTCTATGACCTTACGTAAGTGCGCCCAAGCATACGCCGACATGGAAGAGTCAATGGCAGACGTGCGCAAATATACAGGTCAGACCGATGAACAAGTTCACCAGATGAATGAGGACTTCAAGCGCATGGATACTCGTACCGCTCGCGAGCAGCTCAATGAGTTGGCAGGCTCTGCAGGTCGCCTTGGCATCACCAGTAAGGAGATGATTGAGGAATTCGTGGATGGTGCGGACAAAATTAACGTAGCTCTTGGCGATGATCTTGGCGAGGGGGCGGTTGATAAAATTGGCAAGTTGGCACAGATGTTTGGCGAGGATAAGACCAAGGGATTGCGTGGTGCAATGCTTGCTACTGGTTCAGCCGTCAATGAACTTGCCCAGAACTCATCAGCCAACGCTGGTTATATCGTCGATTTCACAGCCGACCTGTCGGGTGTAGGCATTCAGGCAGGCATGACTCAAGCGCAGCTCATGGGTCTTGCCTCTGCCCTCGACCAGAATATGCAGGAGGAGGCGACTTCCGCCACCGTCTTCGCACAGCTCATCACCAAGATGTACCAGGAGCCAGCCAAGTTTGCCAAGATTGCAGGCATGGAGGTGAAAAAATTCTCCACCTTGATGAAGACCAATGCTAACGAGGGTTTGATGAAGTTCATGCAAGCCATGAAGTCAAAGGGAGGTTTCGCAGAGATGGCACCGATGTTTGAGGAGATGCAGTTAAATGGCACCCGTGCCGTGGGAGTTCTCTCTGCCGTAGCTTCCCATCTCGACCAAGTGAAGACTGCGCAAGACCTCGCTAACCAATCGTATGCTGCTGGTACCAGCGTGTTAAATGAGTTTAATGTCCAGAACAATACCGTCCAAGCAGACCTCGACAAGGCCAAAAAGCGTTTTCAGGACCTTACCATCGAACTCGGTGAGAAACTCATTCCCGTCACCCGATATGCCATATCGACCATGAGCGTAGGCATCCGTGTGTTATCAACTTTGATAACTTTCACGGTTACGCATGCCAAAGGGTTGACGGTCCTTGCCACTGCTATTGCAGTTTGCACAGCCCTCTGGTATAAGGAGATTATCGCCATCAAGCTAAAAAATGCTGCTACCGCATACGCTACAGCGGTAGATAAAGCCTACATCGCTACCGTCACCCTTTTGCGCACAGCTATGGTTGCCCTGCAAGCGGCATGGGCTTATCTCACCAAAGGCGTGCAAGGCTACATCGTGGTAATGAGAGCTGCTCGTCTTGCCAGTCTCACCAATCCGTGGGCAGCTCTCGCCACAGTTCTCACTGTGGTGGGTGTGGCCGTCTATGGTTGCTATAAATACATCGTGAACTACAACAAGGCTCTGCACGACAATCTCCAATCTGTCAAGAATGCAAAGGCTGTCGCAGAGTCACAGGCAAACTTGGCTAAGAAGGTTTCAGAAGCCACCCTTGATGAGCGCAATAAAATTGATATGCTCAACAAGGTCATCCATTCCAATGCCTACACCGTCGATGAGCGCAGACAGGCTATCGCTAACATGCAAAAACTCGTGCCGGAATACCACGCCTCTATCTCTAAGGAAGGCAAACTATACAACGACAACCAGATAGCCATCCAAAACTACATCAAAGAATTGGAAAATGCTGCGATGGCGGAAGCTATCTATGAGCGTAAAGTGGAAATCAACAAGAAGAGACTTACCCTCAAGCAAAAGGAGAGACGCATACGTGGTTCTCTCAAAGCTGTGGATGCCGAGCGTCAAGCTCACCCGAAGAAATACGAAAGTGAGGCTGTGGCTGATGCTTGGACAGGTCAACTAATCGAACAAAACGAAGCTCTGAAAAGCAATCAGAAGCAAAAAGAGATTCATACTCAAAGGCTACAAAGCAACCTAAGCCAACAACAAACACTCGATGCCGAGGATAAGTTTCTGGATACCGAGATTAAAAAGAATACCAAACTTCAGCAACAATATAAAAAGGTGGAGAAGAAAAATACGCAAGTAATCGCAACTTCCAATAGTAGTACTCCAGCATCTTCCACTCATACTATGACCGATAAGGAGCGCAAGGCTGCCGAGAAAGCCAAGAAAAAACAAGAGGCAGAGGCTCGCAAGGCTGCAGTCAAGCGAAAGGCTGATCTCAAAAAGGAGCTTGATGATGCCAAGAAGTCAAACCAAGCGGAGCAATTAGAGGCTACCACCCAATACTCTTCAGGACAGATTCGTCTCGCCGAATACAACGACCGCATGGCACAGATCAAAGAGCAAGGCTTACAGCAGCGCATGGATATCCTCAAAAAGTATGGCGAAGCTGAGAGTGAGGAATACAAACGGCTGAATGCCGAGAAAGAAAAAATCGCAGCCGACTACGAGAAGAAGCAGACCTCTGATCTCGAAGCCATCGAGACCAACAGGCAGACCGCAGAAATGAATATCCGTGCCAACTACTACAACAAAAAGTCCGATATCTACCATGACGAAGAGGCTCTCAATGAGGCTCTCTTCCTGCTCGATCAGAACTACCTCGACGAGAAACAAGAGCTTTATCTGTCATCATCCGATGAGTACTGGCAAATCGAGAAGGAGCGTGAGCGCAGCCAGCTTCAGCATCAATACGAGCGTCAGGAGCAATACGACAAAACCCTCATGCAGCTCAAACAAGAGTATCTCAAAATGGGAAACGAGGAGCAAATGAAGCTGGAACTGAAAGGTCTTGACGAGGTTCACAAGGCAGGTCTCGTCAGCGAAGAGGAATACCAACGCATGAAGATGGGCATCGCTAATAAGTACGCATCATACAAGCCTTCAGTCGATGATCAGCGCAAGGATGATGCCAACACGGCCCTTGATACTGCTCGCAAAATGAGCAAACCGCAAGATGATCATGGCACCATGATGAGTGACAATATAGGTTCTGTCATCGGTGGCGCTATGTCTGTCGTAAAACAGCAGAAGATGGTCAACGACAATCTGGACAAGCTTCGTGCTGAAGACAAAATCAGCGAGCAAGCCTACCAGGATGCCAAGAAGCAGATGAATAAAGAGACCTACAACACCATCCTCTCCGTGGCATCCGCAGCCTTCAGTAGCATGTCGGGTATGATGTCAGCTGCGTCCGCCTACTCGCAAGCTTGCTCTGATCTCGAAGTCGCCAAGATAGAGAAAAATTACGATAAACAAATCAATGCCGCCGGCAACAACTCTGCAAAGAAAAAGAAATTAGAGGAGAAGCGAGACAAAGAGATTGCCAAAGCGAAGACCAAAGCCAATAAAAAGGCGATGGTCATGGAGCTTGCACAAGCCATGGCTCAGACTGCTACTGGTGCCATCTCCGCCTACTCGTCAACTATGGCTGGAGCTCCATACCCAGCCAATCTGGTGCTCGCTCCAATCTCGGCAGGCATCGCTCTCGCAGCTGGTATGCTACAAGTGGCAACCATTAAAAAGCAGCATCAGGCAGAGGTAGCTGGCTATTACGAGGGTGGCTTCACTGGTCCTGGCAGCTGGAAGAAAGAGGCAGGCGTTGTCCATGCCGGTGAGTTCGTTGCTAACCACAACGCAGTCAGCAACCCTCAATTGCTTCCTGCTCTGAAACTCATCGATGCAGCGCAGCGCAACAACACCGTCGCCTCTCTCACCGCACAAGACGTGAGTCGTGCCATGGGTGGTGGAGGTGCTGCCGTGGTCGCTCCTGTGGTAAACGTATCGACGGACAACGAGCAAGTTACTGCAGCCCTCGATGATGTGAGTGCAACCATCGACCTACTCAACCAGCAACTCAACGATGGCATACAAGCTGAGGTGGTTATCACGGGGCGCAATGGCTTCGCCAGAAAATGGAAAGATTATAACAAGATGTTAGACAACAAATAGCTTATGATTACATGTATTATCAACGGCATGGCTGCTTATCCTGCAGCCAGTCAATCCATTAAGATAACATACGCCAACCAATACGTCACCGACGATGGCGAATACTCCTATGATATCACCTTCCCGATGTCCATCATGAATAATCGCAGGGCTTTTGAAAATGTCAGTAGATTCGACGTATCAAAGAATACCAAAAAGTATGACGACTGTAAACTGTACGTTAGCGGACGGCTCGTCCTTTCTGGTGTAGGCACGATTATTAGTGTAACAGAGTCGGATATCAAACTGCAGGTAGTGGGCGGAAAATCCCGCATCAAATACAATGACAGGATGACCAAGCATTATATTGATGAGATTCCGTTTGGTGTAGCCGATAAACCTGGTTATACTGTTGATAAAGGTTTTTCTCAGGGATTTAAAAACTTTCAAAAGATCAATGATATCTATAGACTTGATGAAGATAAGTCGAAGTTCCTGGGAGTAGAAGGCAAATGGTGTTTCGTGCCTGTACGGGACGAAACAAATGATATGATTGCCAATTTTGTTGGAGTGGACAAAACTAAGCAGTTCATCGGTTACAATGCGCCATTTATCATGAACTTGGCTGTTCAGCCGAACCTTATGTACATACTTCGCAAGGTGGTGGAATACGAAGGATATACACTCAAGCGCAACGACTTTGACTGTAAACCATGGAATCTCCTGTATATTGCTTCAGCTTATAAGACCAGAGAACTCCGTAAAGCGCTGCCTCATTGGTCAAGTTATACCTTTATAGAGGAATTCCGCAAGCTATTCAATGCCACCATCGTCTTTGATGATATCAGGAAGACCTGCTCTGTTATTAATGCATCAGAATTGTCAACCTTAGGTTCTGTAAATATAGAACCCTTGGATGAATATACTACGGACTACGATGAGGATGGATCGTTCTCAACATCATCTACGGCAAATCTGGAGTATAATCTGGGAGATTCTGCCAACAGAGATGATTACGAGGTTATCTCGAAAAAGGTTTTCGAGAGTTTTGAGATTGTAAATAGTACCGAGGTGATGGGGGAAGACAGACAGTTCGCGACCACAACACTATTTTGGTCTGAAAGAAAGAAACGACAGACCATCATTGAGAACTTCGGCGACTACTACATATACGTGGAAGATGAAAACGAGAAGAAAAGCTGGAAGCTTGTAGGCATCTGGTCTCCGCTCATCAGGGACAAATCTTCTGATGACTATATCGATCTGAACATTTCTCCTGCTGCGCAAGTCGTAGAAAATATTAATTTCAAGTCAGGATTGATAGAGGATAACTACTACGAGAAGCGATGTCTTCTATCAATTCCAAATGATAAAGAACCTGATTCCAAGGAATATGATATTGATGAAGATGGATATAGCTATACGTCAGTGCAAGATGCACTCGATGATGAATCCGTGCTCGATACCTCGGAGGATGAACAGGAATGCATGAATATATTCTTCATCCTTCCTGGCAGAGTACAAACGGGAGACGGAACCACAGCAAACATCTCTTGGGTAGGGGAAAAATCAAGATGGCCACAGCTCATGACCGACTATCGAATCAATGGAGGCTACAGATTCAGCGGCATAGCGTTCATTGACGATGCCTTCTATTCGCTATCACTCTGCACAAAGAGCGGAATCAACACGACTTGCCTGGGAAGCTTACATGATAACGGTCTTAAAATCGACAACAAGAACTGTCTTCAGGTTAAGTTCAAAAGCGAAGTCATCCCTGATCCTTCCAACATCTACATCATACATAACAAGAAATTTGTATGCGAAAAGATAGAGATGGATGTCAAGGATGACCAGATAGATAAAATCTATGTAGGATATTTCTATATGATGTCGTAATCTCTGAGGAGATTAAAGCCCACCTTTAAAGTGCTTGGTCTCCTCGTTTACTTTCATCTGGTTCTTGATATATCTGTTTGTTACGGATATATCGGAGTGGCGCGCCTGTTCCTTGGCGACCACAATACCCTGTGCATTCGCCAGGTCCCTGATGCCCGTATCCTTCAGGCTGTAAAACTGGTACTCCTTGGGGAATCCCAAGGCAGTGCGCATCTTACCCCATTCTACTCTCAGCTGATTGTATGCCGCTCGAGTATCCCCAGGTTTCAGGCTCTTACCGAAGATGTAGTTCTGGCTTGGATGCTCAAATATCTTCAGCTCAATCATGAGCTTCAGTATCTCATCGTTCAAGGCGACAAGTCCGTCCTTCCTGTTTTTACTGATGGAAGAACTGATAAAGACAGTTTGGTCCTTGATGGAAACATCGCCAATCTTTATCTGCGTCAACTCATTCGGGCGAATGAAAGTGTAATATTCAAAAAGGCAAGCTAAGAGAAAATGCTTGTTGTGTTCATACAAGTATTCCTTCAGCCTTCTCAGCGCCCCATCAGAAAGAGGATCTCTAAACTTCTCCGTCTGCGCTATGTTGCGAATGTCTATGGCAGGATTCTCCGTGATATACTTTCTGTCCATCAGCCAAGTCCCGAAGGATACGAACCAGGAGCGATAGTTATTCCTGGTTGTGGCTGACACATCTCGATCATACATCAGATGGTCAAGGAAGTCGATAACGAAGGATCGGTCTAACTGATAGGCATATTTGATGCCCTTACATTCCTCGATAAATGTCTCGAGCATCTTGACACGACTGAGATAGTCTATAGAGGTCTTTTCTTTCATCGACTTTTTATCAGTCATCGCCTTAACATAATCACGATATCTACCGATGATGATTGGTAATTCCGTGAATTGGCGAGACTTGTCAACGTTTACCCAAGGATTCCATCCTGCTGTCAATTTAGCTGTGATATTGTAGATAAGCAAACTGCCCATCATGCGCTTTTTCTGGTCTGTCTTAAACTTGTTAAGCATGTATTTCTTGCGCTTCATTCGTCCCGATACTGGGTCGTGGGCATAAAAGTCAACATACCAGTTGCTCCCCTTGGTATGCATCACTGGAAGCGTGAATCCTAACATTTCACGCGAACTCAAAAAATCAATTTCCTTTGCAGTCATTTTTTTTCATTGCCCGTTTTACTGGTCAATGATATTCAACAATCTAAATCTCGTTACCGTCCTATCTCTAAAACGGAAAATCGGATAAGATGTTGCTTACCAACCTCTTACCCGACATTAGTTGCGGCGGCAGGACTCGAACATGCGACCTCCAGGTTATGAGCCTGGCGAGCTACCAACTGCTCCACACCGCGATATAACATTCATTTCTGAATTGCGAGTGCAAAGGTACTACTTTTTTTTGATCCAACCAAATAAAAATATCAAAATATCAATATTTTAACCGCTTTTAACCTTTTCCTTAATTATATTAGCATAAAATCAGAAATTTCATATAAAATAAGTGATAAAATGATAGAATGACCTTGAGATAAAAAGAAGATCATCCAAAAAATCCGATCTGCCAGAAGCAAATCGGATCATATCAAAAAACTAATTACTTTTTCAAAAGTTTCATGACTTTCTCAAAATAGCGTTGCGTTCTCTTCACATTATAATGATTACCACCATTCCAAGCGCGAATTGCACGTTCTATACTATTAAGAGGATTGTAAGCTGACTGCAAAAGCAAAAACATTTCCTTAGACTTTGAAATACTAAATCTATCAGATAGTTTATAGCGCTTCTTGCTATTCCTTTTTTTAAGAATATTATTGCATTCAGCAACACAGATAGGAGTAATTTGCATAACTCCCACAGAGGAACCACTTTTTGCGTATCGGTTACCTCCACTCTCAACCTGAATTATCGCCTCCATCACTGGATTCCAATCAAATTCATTAGAGGATGCATTTTCAATTGAATTTGTTTCAGCCGACGCTGAAACTACTTTTAATGTCAGCATAAAAATGCTAACTAATACCATTGTTATTCTCTTCATATTAATTATTTTATGGAACCTGAAAAGCTGAACTACAACATCAGTGATTTCGCGATGACAACTTATGAGAAAAAGAACGGTTGTCAGTCTCAGTTCCGTTAGATACCTTAACGGACAGTTATCTCAAAATATCGAAAAAACTATCCTTATTCTTATCGTTTGCAAAGGTACAAAAAAAAACTCAAATATGCAAGTAATCTATTGATTATCAGCACTATTTTATAATTAAGAAACACTTTTAAACACATTAGATTGACGAATATCACTAATTTAGCAAAGTTTTTAAACCCAGTTGCAGATATAGGAATAAAACAAACTATGAAGTAAAATAAAGATTCATTCATAAAAGAAGGATATCAAGAAACAGAAGAGAAAAGAAAAGAGAGCAAGGAAACAACGTAATCTTAAAGACAAAACACAAAAAGGTGAAAGAAGAAAACTAAACAAATTTTTCATAAAATTTGGAGAAAAATAATCTGCGAGAAAAATCTGCGTTATCCTCCCAGACCGACAGGTCTAAAATCTGCGAAATAAAGAAATGACAGAAAAAAAGAAGAAATGATACCGAAAAGAAGAGAACCAGAGAAAATCCATGTAAATCCATGAGAAAAATAATCAATGAGAAAAAATCTGCGTAAATCTGTTAAATCTGTGGGACTTAAATAATCAATGAAAAAAATCTGTGTGAATCTGTGAAATCTGTGGGACTTAAATAATCAATGAGAAAAAATCTGCGTCATCTGCGAAATCTGCGTGACAAAAACAATAGGAGCCCATTTCGGGCGCGAGCCATTGGCCAGCGGCCAAATATCCGCGGAAATCCGTGAGTAATCCGATAAGCAAGATTGCCTTCCGATTCATCCGTGAAATCCGATGAAGAAAAACGATGAAGATAAACAAAAAAGCCTCAGAAATCTTTCGAAATCTGAGGCTCTTCATTGAA